TCACGAGAAAAACCCTCCGATTTTCGCAGTGCCCCCGTCGCTCGACGTGTACTTGAGCTGGAACTCGATCTCGCAGACGTCATTGGCGCGGAGCGTGTCGTCGGAATTTTGGAAGGCGAGCGCGGAGCTGCCGGCCGACGGCGTGACCTCCGAGCCCAGCGTCGAGCCGGTGTCGTCGAGGGGGTCGGTGTAGGCCACGACCCTTGCGGTCAGATCCTCATCCACCGCCTCGAAGCGGACCAGCCCCCACACGAATGCGGGGATGCGGTAGCGCTTTGTGCCGGGCACCTGGTATTGCGCGAGGTCCGCGACCTCGGCGGCGGCATACGAGTCGCCAACGTCGATGCCGCTCTCTTCGAAGACCGCGCCGTGGGCCTGAAGTCCACCGCGCTTGCCGGGGCTTTCGCCTGCGAGGGCGAGGCTCTTCTCGTTATCTGTCTTGGAAATCGTCATGTCAGCATCCTGTGTCAGCGGGTTCGCGAGCGATTTGCTTGATATAGGTGGCGTGGCTGTTGAGCACTGTCGAGCCGTCATCGTAGACGGCATAGAGCTCAAACCTGAGCCGCTCCGACAGACAGGCCTCAGTCCTGTCCGCCACTTCATCTTCGTTCGGGTACGACCACGATTCGCCGGTCAGATCTGGCTCGGTGTGAATCAGATCGCCGCTCTTCTCGTAGACCTCCACCGTGTAGGTGACATTTGTCTCGAGCGTGTCGCTGCCCGTGTCGGCATCGGTCTTCGGCTCGTCGAAGCGCCGGCGGTGCAGCCATGTCAGATCGACCTGTCCGGTGAAGCTGGTGTTGGAGTTGTCTGTAACCTCAAGGCGAGCGGGACAATACGGGCGCGCCACCCGCTTCGTGGGCGTGACCGTGTCGGCCGTGGCGTTCTGCGGAAGTAGCGTCCCGACATCGGTCTTGGTCAGCGCCTTTATGTCGACGCCGCTACCCGACGGATAGCGTTGAAGGTCGTAGCCCCCGAAGGGCGTCAACCGCAGCTCGGTCCCGGCGGTGTAGAAGCGGCCCAGCAGCCAGAGTGTGGCGCTCGAGTAGGTGTTGATTTTGGGTCGGTCGTCACCCCATCCGCGGTTGAGGGTCAAAGTGCCGGCGGTCAAATCGATCGACGTAACTTCCACGAGCTCGGTCTCGCTGCCGTCAGTCAGCAATCCCAGGTAGTCCGACGACTCATCAAGCGGCGCATCGGTCGGGCCGAAGCTGACGCCGGTATCCTGAAAGGACTGCGAGACATCGGTGTCGAGCGACAGCACCGGCCGAAAAGCAACATCGGGGTCGACAACGCGGCCGTCAGAGTACATCTGATAGGCCGTCGCGTCCGTGGTCGGACTTTCGGCGACAACCGCGAGCCGACTATCCTCCTGCGAGGCGTAGTCGGTGAGGCTGGCCGTCGGGATGCCGCGAACGAAGAAATTCCACTGCAGCCATATCGGCACCTCGTAAGCCTGCAGGTTGGGATCCTGCGGCGCGTTTGTCGGATCATTCCAGACCGAATCGCCCGGTGTCTCGTAAATGGACGTGCCGAAATCGAAGGCATCCTGAATAGCGTCAATCCCAACGGCGGTCGCACCGACGGGCCCCTGAGATATCGACGTCACGCGCAGCGACATCGACGAGATGCCCATCTCTTCATTCGCAAACGTGAATTTGTCGCCAGGCCGAAGATCGGCCGCGGCCTCGCGCTGGGCCGTCAGTCGCACCCGGGCCAGCGGCCGCGTCGCCTCGATCATATCCCGAGCCGCAATCTGCTCAACGATCGCCGGGTCGGTGGCCATCGGATAGCGCTGCGTGATCGCGGTCTGCGGACGCGAAAATCCGGCTGCATTGTCGTGTATCGACATCTTGCGGTCGCGGTCGACGTCGCGCCCACGGTAGACCGCGTCGACCTGCGTCGGGAGCTCCTCGAGCGAGGGGCGACTGAAGCTGTCGACTTTTATCACATTGCCGTCGTCGAGTGTGGCCTGCGAGGTATCCGACGCTCGTATGAGCGATAGATGCGTCTCGCCGGTCGACGGCTCGGTGTACGTGACACCGCCGATGTGCCGGAGGATTTCCTGCTCGAACTCGCGCGCGGTGGTCTCATCGGTGAGCACGGTCGACAGGCCCAGGCCCTCAGTGTCGAGCTGGTCGGCGGCGGCCGTGAAGCTGGTGTCGTTGATCGTCGAGGTGTCTTTGCCCATCCCCCACGCCTCATCTGTCCGCACCTCGCGAATCATGTGCGCCGGATTCATGTGTCCGTCGCCGATCTCCGCTTTGCTCGAGTACCAGGCCGAGTCTCCGAAGCTGCGGGCAGTCGTGCGCTTGACGCGAATGGCGAGATTTCGCGGTCCGACCTGGTCGCCGTGGTACTTCTCGGCGACCGTCGAGACGACGCCGATGTAATCGACATTCGACGCATCGCCGGATACCGGAATGCCGCGGGAGCTGAACGAGCTCTGCTGTCCGTCGTAGAAGTCAATGATTGCGGTGCCGTTGTAGGCCCCGCTGGACTGATACATGCTGCTGCGCGACTCGTCGCCCAGATACACCTCTTCGGTGACCTTGCTTCCTCCCGAAAAGTCGATTGTCGGAGATGGTGACGCGATGGTTCGAAGCGGCTCGCCGCCGTACCTGATCCGCGAGATTTCATCCACTGGACCGTAGCACCAGACGTAATGATACGCGGTGCGAAGCCGGCCCTCTCCCTCGCCCTCAAACGGGCTTTGCGCGCGCTCGAGCTTTCCAAAATTCACGACATTCGGCGAGATCAGATCGACCGTGCCGAATACCGCCGGGATGACACTGGATTCGTCGACGACCGGGACGTCCAGTTGCCCGAGGGCTTCGTAGCTGGGGGCCGGCTCGGTCTTGCCCTTGGTGTCTCTGTTGAGCAGATTGAACGTCGCGCTCAAAAGCGCAACCCCCGCCTGGATTGCCAGCTGCTGCCACATTATGAGAGCCCCACGTCTTGATCGTCCGGAATGGAGGGAAATCCGCCGAAGCGAGCAATGTTGCTGAATGTATTTGCGCAGTCGCCCATCGTGTGATTGCAGCCACGGTAGACGGTCACTTCGTCGCCGGCCTCGAGCCCGGCGATCCAGTACCCGAGAATCAGGTCATAGGTCTTGCTGTCCCCACCGCCGGTGAGCAAGCCCTGGTCGACGATGTCCGCGGTGTTTCCGTCTGGGCCCTCGAAGACGCCGCCCAGCCAGCCGGTCGTAATGCTTTGCACGGTGTCGAATTGCACCTGCACCTCGAGCCCCGATTCGTCGACAGACTGCACAGTCGCTGACTCCGCAAAATTTGCTTTGTCAACCCCACACCCACGCGAGTAGAGGGCGTGTCGACACTGGTCCGAACTAAAACGGCCCCGCGGGATGGAGCGATCATTTCGGTCAGCGTCCGCGATGCACGTCAAATCCCATCCGCTTCCAGACTTCTTGACGGTGCGGACCCGTCCGGACCACACCTGTGTGATCGTCCCCGCAATGTCGCTGACATCCGCCTCCCAGATGGTCACCTCGATCTTGGGCTGGGGGGCGTCGTCGACCAGCAGCTGGGCCACCGGATTATCGAGGGGCACTGAGATCGTGACCTCGCCCTTGCTGGCGTCCTGGGCCTGCTTGATGCTTCGTCGCTGGATGGCCTCCGGCTCCCATCCGGACGTGTACAGGTCGGGCGTCTCGGCGGTGTAATACTCGTAGTCGGTGCCCCCTGCGCTGAATCTGTAAAGCTCGATGTCACGCACGCAGGCTCCTGAAATCGACAGAAATATTTCCGGCCGCAGCGGACTCGTACGCCACCTCGATTTGATCGGTGTCGAGTCGAGCCTTCTGAAGCCACGAGATCATCTTGACGTCCTCTTTGGCCGTCGCCGGCAGCGTCGTGTCCAGCGTCAGCTTCTCCTCGGTGGCGCTGACGACGGTAGACGACTGTATGCCTGCGGTGTGCGTTCCGCTTTTGGTCTCGACGTAGATGTCGCGCCGCCCGAGCTGACCCCCGTACTGGCTCCAGTCAATCGGCGTAATATACAGATCGGTATCGGATCCGGTCAGGTCGCGAGTCGGCGTCATGGCCGTCTTCCACGAGGGCACCCACAGTGAGCGCAGACGACCCTGCAGGTACTCGAAAAAATCGCGCATCGACCGGGCGTCCGCGCGAGACGTAAATTGGTGATCCTGCGTCTGCCGGAAAAAGGTGCGGTCAGAGCGGTCCTGTCGGACCACCTTGCCGATGCCGTTGTCGAATGTGGTGATCAGGCGCAAGTGCTCGTTGGTGACCGGTGTGATCCAGTTCGGGCGCGCATCCCAGAGCGGGAGCGGGCCCGCATCACCCCCGTCGTCGTAAGTCGATTCGCTGTGCGACGTGGGCGACTGGGGCTGTCGCGGCAGGCGAAATTGAATTCGAGCTTGCGCAAGCCCGGCCGTCTGCTGCCCGAGTTGCACCGCGTCGGCGAGCACGCCCAAATGAGCGGGATAGACCGGCGTTTCGGCACTCCAGTCGCTGGAGAGCCCCGACTTTGCAGTCACCCCGCCCGATGCCACGGTGTCGATCTCGAACACTTCGC